GCACAATGTACAGACTTACCGATTTAGAAAGGCGAACTAAAGCGCAGACCAGCTTGGTCAAGTTGTTTGACAGGTTTCCCAGAACCTTCAAGCAACACTTTAACCCTACCTTAGACCGCAAGTCAAAATGCAAATCAGACTTGTTGTTTCTTGGAACGGGCGCGCCACATGTCACTTTAAATTCTAAAGGACGCACCGATCATGAGTTCGTGGATCATGTAACTACTTTCGACCATCCCGGGACTTTCCTTTACGGGAACCCCGTGATGGATCCTAAGGCGGTTTATGATTCTATGAACAAGTACGGTGCGGGTGTGGATAGACAGCTTTCCACGGAGGACAAACGTCTGCTTGGAGTAGGTTTCGATTGGTGCTATCGTCACTTTAGCCCGTTCATGAATAATGTATCGGAACTTTCTTCTTCAGATGTTATAAATTCCCTGGATCTATCAAAGAGCGCTGGCCAACCATGGTCAGAATGCCACGCGAACAAGGGCGACTTCTTTTCGAGCACTGATTCCAACTATCTTGACCGATATTGGGATGAGCTGCTTGTTGGTAGTGGTCCTACAAGCGTGTGGTCCCTTTTTCTCAAGGACGAGCTAATCCCTCTCCGGAAAGTTAAAGCGGGCCAAACTAGGACAGTAGTCAACAGTCCAGTTGAGCACGTTTGGGCACTCGGCCGCCTTTGTATGTCTACAAATGAAGCACTTCAGGCTGTTCCTGTAATCACTGCCTCTTGCATGGGCATCAACCCCTATAGTGGGGGCTGGGAGATGTTGCACCGTAAGCTTTCTCGCTACACGCATGGCTTTGCGTTAGATGAGAAGGCTTGGGATGCATCGCTCTCCAGGCCCCTCCTAGAGGGTGTCCGTGATCTGAGGTGGCGGTTCATGGTTAACAGCTACAAAAATGAAGACGAAGCGAAACAAGCAAAAACACGATTATACAGGCTTTACGAAGACATTATCGAAACCGTCCTTACAACAGGTCTTGGCGAATACTTCTCCAAGGAAAAAGGCGGACCTTCCGGTTCTGGCAATACTGGGCCTGATAATACATTAATAATATACGCTCTCTTAGCAGCAGGCTATTATAAAATAACTGACCGTGGATTCAGCCAATTCATACGAGATGTTATTCTTGCACTTTACGGTGACGACAACACCATGACTGTCAACCCTGACGTCATAGATGACTTTAACGGTAGGAGCATTCGTGCTTTCTTTGCTCGTTATGGGGTCGAGGTGAAAGATGAAAATCTAGATCCTCGGCCCCTTAATGACTTGGATTTCCTTAAGAAGAAGTTTGTTGTTCACAAGCGGTCTGTCGTTTTCCGTCCCGTCGACCCAGACAAACATTTGGCTTCTCTTGCATTGCGCATGACTGATCCTTCGCCCTCGGGGCGTCTCGGTCGTGCGTGTGCTGTGAGACAGCTTGTCGTGTTCTGTCCTCGCGAGTACCTTATTGTCGACGAGTGGTGCAAGAAATTAATAGAGCAACATGCAGCTGGTCTACTGGGGGACGAGGCATGGGTTGGCGCAATAGCCCAATACCTACCCCTAGACACGTTGGTTGCACATTTCCTCCGACCCCAAGAGCATGGTCAACTGCAAGCTTGGGGCACCTTCATTGCCGAAAACGAACACGTTCTGGAATTTCCCGGAATAGACGTTGACTGTGATGACCTCATTGAAGACTCCTTTGCTCAGGCGAAAAATCCTGAGTCTAGCAAGATCATTGAGGCCCGTGCTGGAACCCCTGGAAACACCCCTCCTCAGGCAGGACCTGAGGGGGGCATGCCCATCGAAACCCATGGTGGGGTGAAAACTGAAGGTCTCCCCCCTGAACACTCCGGTGTTCACGGCCGCTTGACTGGAAGGATTGAAGAGGGATTTAAGCCCGACGGGGTTTTAAAAACCGAAGAAATTATGACCAAAGCTGAAGAAGGACCTACCAAGGCCCAACGAAAGAACGCTCGCCGCAAGGCAGCCAAACAAGCAAGTAACGCACCCATTGCTTCTCACCCCGTGACACGCAAAGTTTTCAAAACTTTCATCACCGGTGATAAGACCAAGAGTGCTCAATCCGCCGGAGTCTGTGCCGCAGACTTCCCTGGCCTTGCCCACACTGCAACATGGGTGGTACACACCATCCGAGCCAAGTACATTGATACCAGTGATAAACCATCTGGATTCGTGATGCTTAAATGTGGTGACCAAGTTGTGGGAGATCACGCAGGAAAATCGCCCATTTTGTGGATGTC